TAATTAAGCGTGGTAATGTGGTACATCTTAAACAAACATTAAGGAGATAGACATGATGGCGGAGCAGAAAGAAACTGCAATTATTTCAGGCAAAGCTTATTGGACCAAGCTCAATCGCAAGGATGAGTATTCCGATAAGTACCAATTGGACGTGGGTGATCTTTCTGACAAGAGTAAGGAGGTTCTGGCTTCTCATGGAGTTAAGCTGAAGAACAAGGAAGATGATCGTGGTGAGTTTGTAACAGCGAGAACTCGTTATGTTGTTTCTGTTATGGATTCTGATAAGAAAATTCTCGATCAAGATACTCTTATTGGTAATGGTAGTAGCGTCAAGGTGAAGGTTGCTTTCAATAAGACGCATCCCTTTGCAGAGAAGTACGGTACATCCTTGTACTTAAATAAGGTACAGGTTACTGAGTTGGTGGAGTATGGCAACAAGGATGAGTTTGATGACGACGTAGTTTAGTAGGTAGTGTCAGGGCTTGTGATGAGCAATATCAATTTTGGAAACGCTCGTATGATCAAGAAGCATAGTGGGCGAGGGAGTGGGCAACTATGCACATATCTACATTAGTAAATGACATATATGAACGTGTTGCATCCAACAAGAAGGTCTCCAGAGAAAATCTGGAGTCTTTCTTGGAGGGTATTTCCAATGTTATTGTGCAACACCTAGAGGAAGAAAGGAAAACATCTGGTGAAAAGAATATTAGAATGTCTTCAATCGGCAAACCAGACCGTAAAATATGGATGGAACTTAACGGTCCAAAGATTGAAAGATCGTATCAACCCTCTACTCTCATCAAGTTCCTCTATGGTTCGATCATTGAAGAACTGGTTCTCTTCCTTACGAAAGAAGCTGGTCACTCGATACAGGAACCTCAGAAGCAATGCGAGCTTGAAGGAATAAAGGGACACATAGATTGTAAGATTGATGGTGAAGTGGTAGATATTAAGTCTGCCAGTGACTTTGCCTTCAGAAAATTCAAGACAGGCTCAATAGAAAGAGATGATCCTTTTGGTTATATAGCACAGGTCAGTGCATATGTTGAAGCAGAAGGGAAAGATACTGGCTACCTTCTAGCAATGAATAAAGTTTCTGGAGAGCTTGTTTTATTTGAGTTGGATGAACTGACATTGATCAACGCTTCTGGTCGTATTAAAGATGTTAAGAAGCTGGTAAAGAACTCAAGTATGCCAGACTTCTGTTACCAGCCAGAGCCAGAAGGCAAGTCGGGAAACATGAAGCTTGCCAGAGATTGTGTCTACTGTTCCTATAAGTGGACATGCTTCCCTGACACAAGAGTGTTCAAGTATCAGGAAGGATTTAAATATTTAACAACAGTGATGAAAGACCCTAAAGTTCCAGACATAACTGATAGCATGAGAGGATAAGATGCGTTGTTGCATAAAGATAAAAAAGAAACTATCCAATAAATTTAAAAAATTAGCAGCACGTTACTCACAAAAGAATTCTAAATCTTCAGTACAATACTTATCAGGTAAAGGAAAGAAATAGGATGTCTCATTTTGTAAGGCACGAGCCTTGCCCTGAATGTGGAAGTAAAAATAATGTAGGAGTATACTCAAACGGATTTAAAAAATGCTATAGTGATAGTTGTACTTATAAAGTAAATCCTAATTCAAACTATGAAGAAGAAGAAGATATGCAAGTAACAAAGACTGTAAGCACTGGAGCTATCAAGGCTATACCAGACAGAAGGATTGAAGAGGATACCTGTAGACGTTATGGAGCTATGCTTAATGGAACAAAGCACTTCTATCCCTACTACAACAAGGAAGGAGAACATATAGCCAATAAGGTTCGGAACACAGAGAACAAGACGTTCTTCTCAGAGGGTGACATCAAAGGTGCCATGTTGTTTGGACAGAAGTCCTTTCAAGAGGGTGGTAAGTATGTCACGATCTGTGAAGGAGAAATAGATGCCATGTCTGCCTACCAGCTAATGGGTAGCAAGTGGCCGGTCGTATCCATTCGTAATGGTGCAGCGGCTGCTGCTAAAGATATCACAGATAACTATGACTTCCTCACATCCTTTGATAGCATTGTTATTTGTTTTGATAATGATGATGCAGGACGTAAGGCATCTGCCAGAGTAGCAGAGATGCTGTCACCCAAAGCAAAGGTGATGTCCCTACAGTATAAAGATGCCAATGAGTATCTTCTGAACAATAAGAAGAACCAATTTGTACAAGATTGGTGGTCTGCTAAGACCTACACACCAGAAGGTATCATATCCGGTAACGATATGTGGGATACGATTGTTGAGGGTGCTACAGAAGCTGCCATTAACTATCCCTATCAGGGACTACAAGACTTGACCTATGGCATTCGTATGGGAGAGCTTGTGACTGTCACGGCAGGTTCTGGTCTGGGTAAGTCTCAGTTCTTGCGAGAGCTTATCTATCATGTCTTCAAGAATACCGATGACAACATAGGCATGATGTTCATGGAGGAGTCAGTAAAGAGAAGTGGTCTGGCCTTCATGAGTCTGGAAGCCAACAAGTGTCTGCATCTGCCAGAAGCTTTTTCATCTGTCAATGATGAAGACTTGAAGAAGTACTTCGATAATACATTAGGTACGGGGAGGCTGTTCTTCTATGACCATTTCGGATCGAATGCTATCGACTCTATCCTGAACAGGATAAGATACTTTGCCAAAGCCCTGAACTGTAAGTATGTGGTACTGGATCATATAAGTATCATTGTATCAGATCAGAACGTGGCTGATGAACGTAGGGCTATTGATGAGATCATGACCAAGATGCGTACCGTTGTACAAGAACTTGACATTGCTCTGCTTATCGTGTCTCATCTGCGTAGACCTACTGGTACGGGCCATGAAGAAGGTTCTGCCACGTCCCTGTCTCAACTCAGAGGGTCTGCAAGCATAGGTCAGCTATCTGATATAGTGATTGGACTGGAGAGAAATGGACAGCATGAAGACGAGATCGAGAGACATACCACCACAGTACGAGTTATTAAGAACAGATTCTCTGGCCTGACAGGACCGGCCTGTAGAGTATACTATGGTCGTGAATCGGGAAGGCTAACAGAAGTTCATGAGGAGTTTGAAGAACTAGAATAATGCATTGGGTCTATAAAAGAAAACCTTTCGTTCCTGATCCTTACAAGTTTGGATTTGTATATAGGATAACAAATAAGAAAACCAAGAAGTCTTATATAGGTTGTAAACAATATTATATTGGAACCAAGAAAAAGAAGCCTTCCGGTTGGGAAACATATACAGGTTCTTCAAAACACCTTAACTCTGATATGGGTAAACTTGGTAAGAAAAACTTTACCTTCCAAATTATAGGTGAGTATGAGAACAAAAGAAGTTTGAACTACTATGAATGCTTCTATCATATGAAACTAAAAGTTCTTACTGCTGTCGTTGAAGGGACAGATGAACCTGCCTACTACAATAACTATGTGGGTGGTAAATTTTATAGACCTATAAGAGTAGAGGAAACTTAATGCCTGTTGTTATACAATTGAGAGTCCATGCGAAAGACCTTGATTTAAATCCTAACATATGGTACATACAAACCGTTCATGAGAAACAAAAACTACCTGAAAGAAATGTAATTACAATACGTCATAAGAAATCTCTTACTACTCACTGGTCAGATTTAAACTTGGATGAGACTTCAGAAAAAATATTGGAGGATGTGAATAAGATAATTTCTCTCTTGACAGCACAAGGTATAGTAGTGTTCCCTCTGGAAAAAATTACTAGTGATCTTGCAGAAATGGAAGAACACTGTCCCAGAACAAAAAAGTTTATTGAAAAGCAAATGGAAAGGCTCATGAAATATGGGTATTAAACAGAAAGACTTTATGAAATTACTAGGCATTCCCAATGAAGAGTATGATCCTACCAAGAATCGTCTTGTCATTATGTTTGAAGAGTCTGGCGAGGAAGAGGAATTCATAGTTCAGATATTTGATATTTCTGAAAGCGAAACTGAACCTTCTCTCATTAAAGAGTTAGGGTATGGCATTCTATCTAGTTTACATGATGAAGATTTTGTAGAGGCCATCAGAGAAGCTGGTAAGTATTCTTTCAATGTTAAGTATCCTCAATCTCCAAAAGAAGAAATCAGTTACTCTGATAATATAGTTGAATTTAAAAAGTTACATTGAGTGACTAACTTGCTGGGAGTTTTGTATAGTATGCCTGATAACATTAATCATCCTACTCATTACAATAGAGGTAGCATAGAAACAATAGACATGATAAAAAACTGCATGTCTCCTTCAGAATTTGAAGGATACTTGCAAGGAAATATTATCAAGTATATATCCAGATACAAATATAAAGGTACTGCTCTGGAAGATTTAAAGAAAGCAGAATGGTATGTAGCAAGATTGATTCAAGAGGTCGAAAGCTTTATAGGTAAATCGTCCACTGAAACTGGTGTTCTGAAAGAACTTCACGATTATAAACCTCATCATACAGAATGATCTACATGAAAGCAGAAACTTTACAAGGTAAACTTAACACTTTTCATAAAGCCTTTGGACATCCCACAGATGCAGTGTATACTCCCAGTATTCTTAATGATACGAAGGCTTTGCGTATAAAACTCATACAAGAAGAGTTTGCAGAAGTTATGGATGCTGTATATTATAAGAAAGATGAAGCTTCCATACTGAAAGAGCTTTGTGATCTTGTATATGTTTGTGTAGGATTTGCCGATACATTTGGCTGGAACTTTGATGTGGCTTTCAATAGAGTGCATGCTTCCAACATGTCCAAACTTGGCAAGGATAGTAAACCCCTATATAGAAATGATGGTAAGATTTTAAAGTCAGATCAGTATAGAGAACCTTCTTTGAAGAACCTTACATAAGGAGAATAAACTGGTGAATATAAGTATTGAATTAATTAATGCTATTTTAAATTACCTTTCCAAACAACCTTTCAATGAAGTGAATGGTTTAGTTGGACAACTAATGTTAGAAGTTAGAAAAGTACAGGAAGGAAACCAACAAGAGCTTTCTTTCCCTGTGGCAGAGGACGATACTTCTTCCAACACCCAGAAAAAGGATACCAAGAAGAATGCTTCCAACTGATTACCAATCGTTCATTCATCAATCCAGATATAGTCGTTGGCGGGAAGAGGAAGGAAGAAGAGAAACATGGGAAGAAACTGTTACTCGTCTTCTCGACTTCTATAAAGTCTTTATTAAAGATAAACATGATTACTCCTTGCCAAAGGAATTATATACGGACTTGTATGTAGCAATGGTCACACTGAAGATCATGCCCTCCATGAGGGCCATGATGACTGCTGGCCCTGCACTGGAGCGTAACCACATTGCTGCCTATAACTGCTCCTACCTGCCTGTGGATAGCCCCAGAGCCTTTGATGAGTGCCTCTATATCTTGATGCATGGAACCGGTGTGGGCTTCTCTGTGGAGAGACAATACATCAATCAGCTTCCTCCAATACCTGATGTTGTGGAAGAGAGTGAGACAACAATCATCGTACAGGATAGCAAGGAAGGTTGGTTCAAGGGCTTCAAAGAGCTTATCAACCTGCTCTATGCTGGTATGCTACCCAGATGGGATATGACCAAGCTACGCCCTGCTGGAGCTAAACTGAAGACCTTTGGAGGTAGGGCCAGTGGTCCCGATCCTCTGGATGATCTATTCCGGTTTACCTGTAGTATGTTCAAGAAATCTGCTGGTCGTAGGCTATCCAGTATCGAGTGTCATGATCTCATGTGCAAGGTGGCTGATGTAGTAGTGGTTGGTGGAGTTCGTAGGTCTGCCTTGATTAGCCTGTCCAACCTGTCTGATGATCGTATGAGGCATGCCAAGTCTGGCTCATGGTGGGAGACAGAACCTCACAGAGCTCTGGCCAACAACTCTGTATGTTACACCGATGGATCAGCAGACATGGGATCATTCATGAGAGAATGGACAGCCCTATATGAGAGCAAGTCTGGTGAACGTGGTATCTTCAATCGTCAGGCTGCACAGCAACAGGCTGCTAAGTATGGCCGTAGAGATTCTTCCATTGACTATGGTACTAACCCTTGTTCTGAAATTATTCTCAGGCCAAAGCAATTCTGTAATCTTTCTGAAGTTGTGGTAAGAGCAGAGGATACACCAGAAACTCTTCAGAAGAAGGTAGAGCTTGCCACCATACTGGGAACCATACAGTCCTGCTTCACTGACTTCAAAGGTCTTAGTAGGCAATGGGTCAGGAATACAGAAGAAGAGAGACTTCTGGGCGTGTCTCTGACAGGTATTCTTGATAATAAAATGATGACAAATCAGACTA